GCATTCACGGAGGGCCGAAGATGTACCGCTCGCCCGCAGAGTTGGTCGCGCCTTTGCGCGCCTACGTCGACATGGCTTTCGAGCGTTGGCGTCGAGACGACAAGCGCGATCTCATGATCTGCCTGGAACTGCTGATAGCCATGCTCGTGGATGTTCGTACACGATGCCTGCGGCTACCGAACAGCCTGCAGCAAGACATCCAGCACAAGCTCGCGCTGAACGCAGGGCGCGCGGCTTGCCACGGGAAGAACAATCGAAGCTGAGAGAGAGCATGACCACGACGAGACAAGAACACAGACACTCGAACAGTTTCACGGCAGATGCCGTCGCTGCATTTCAGGCGCTCTACAAGCAGGCGCTGCTAGATCGCAAGTTTCTCCCGATTGTCCGGAGCAAGGGCATGCAGGAGTTGGCTAAGAAGTTCTGCGCCATGCACAAGAAGGACGCGGAGAGAGAGGGGCAAGCGGCATGATTACGCAAGAAGTGCCTGGGTCGTTGAAGTTGGACATTGCATCTACCGACGAAAGGGTAACGCCACTCGACGTGCGCGCGTTGATCGACGCGAAGGACACGGAGCTCGCCGAGGCGCGCCGGGTAAGCACGGAACTTGGCCAGCAGATGCTGAACGTGAACGCCGAGAACGCGTCGCTTCGCGGGCAGCTGCAGGAGGTGGTCGGGGCACGCAACTATCTCGGGCAACTTGTTCTGGAGGTAAGCGGCAACCTTGCCCGGCTACAGGATGCGCTGCGCTCGATGGCGCAGCAGGGGAGGAGCGGGACGTGACCACGCTGCTCGCGCTCGCCCTGCTCGGCATGCAGCCGCTGCCGCCGCGCGGTCCGCAGGTGCCGGCGTTTCGCGTGGCTTGGACCGAGTCCGTGCCTCGGTGGCCGGCGGGAGGCGTGGCGTGAGGGGACCGCGCGCAGCGGCTGGCGTGCTGGAGCTCGCCCCAGGCGAGAGCCCGGCGGACCGCCTGCGTGCGGCTCTGGGCAAGGGGCGCCGCCGCTCGGGCGCTGGCAGGCCCGCCAAGCCGCCGTTGTGCGGGCTGCCGATTGATTCCCGGCGCTCGGACGGGGTGGGTGCCACCAGGGTAGCCTCGGCACCCGTCGTGGCCGTGGAAGGGCTCACGTTCGCTTTCACGGTGCCAGGCCCGCCGCAGCCCAAGGAGCGGGCTCGCCGAGGGGCCAACGGGCGCTGGTACACGCCCGAGCGAACCAAGCGCTACGAGGCGGCGGTTCGGGAGCTCATGACGATTCACGCGCCGCGCGGCTGGCCGGCTGACGCGACGTACGTGCTCGAGGTGGTCGGGTACTTCCCGGACGCCCGCGCTCGAGACGGGGATAATTTGGCCAAGAGCGTAAGTGACGCCGGCAACAAATGCCTCTGGCGCGATGACAGTCAGGTCGTGCGAATGATTGTCGAGAAGCGGCTCGATCGCGAAAACCCAAGAACCGAAGTCATCGTGAGAGTGTTATGAACGAGCCAAAGAAAGCGATGAGTCTAGAAGAGTTCAGCGCGCACTGCCGAGTCCTGGCGGAGCATGCTCGATCGGCGGTTGATGGAGCCGCGCACGGCGACCCGGCCACGCTCTTCGAGGTAACGCTGAACGGCCTCACGGAAGCCTTTCACAACGGGCAGGTCGGCGTCCTTGGCATGACGAGAATCGCCGAGGAAGATGACCTTGGAGCGCGCACCGAGAAGGAGAAGGCTGTTGCGGAGGTGCTGCGCTTCACGCTGAAGCACATCGCGGCACTGTTGGATGATGAGGACGTGCGGCGTCCGAGGCGGGATGGGGGAGAGTCATGAGCGAGGATGCGAGCAGAAGGCTGGAGCGAAACGCCCGCGACGATGGCCATGTGGTGATCGATCCGGTTTGGAAGGAGGAACGCCTTGGAGCTTCGCAGTAACGACCAGCAAACAGACTTCGCGGAGCGGCTCATACCGGTGAGGGGCGACGCGTTGGAGCACGGAGACGCCGTGTACGAGAAGGTCCAGTGGGGGCGCTCGGAAGGCGATGTGAAGTGGAAGAAGTGGCGAGTGATCCGGGCCGATGGCGGATCAGCGACCGTCGTGTCCTTCGATGGACCCAATCGCGGAAACCCGCACAAGAAGATCAAGTTCGGAGACCTCCGAATGGAGAGGCAGGAGCAAGAGCCGATGTCGAAGCCGTTGACTGGGAAGATTACGGGACTGCGTTCGGTGGCAAGCGGCGAGGCGCCTTCGCCAAGGACCGAGCGCACAGTTCCGCCCGCCGCTGGTGACAGCCAGTACGAGGCATGGGTGGAGATGGGACGAGGCCTGGTTGCCGATGTGACCGGCGAGCAGCGCGGCCTAGCAGAGCAAAAGGCGAAGATCCTGCGCGACCTCGACGCGATCGACGGGAATCACCGCAAGGCCATCGAGTCGCTCGAGTTGGATCGCGCTGCAAGAGAAGACGAAGGCAGAGGGTGAACTGGCGGAGATTCTGGCGGCGCTGAAGGAGTGAGCGAATAGGCGCCGCGAGTCAACGCCTCTTGCCAACACGGACTCATCCGGCTCTGATCAACCAAGGAGTATTCTTGAAACAGCGCGTTGTAACGTTCCGAGCACTGGTCGAGCGCGAGTACCTTGCCAAGGTAGCTGTCCAATGCTGAGCTCTCTAAAGTACTGCAGACGTTGCAAAAGGCTACATTTTGGCGGCGAGCCAGCGTGCACTGAGACCGACTTATCTATCGCGTCGATGCACATCCGCGATATGAGCGTCACCATCGACGATGGTGTTGTGATAAGCATGCGCGTCATCGACACCAACGGCGCCGGAACAGTGCGCCTGAGCACGCGCTATCGAGTCGACGAGCAATGGTGGACACAGGCGACGTCGCATGAGAAGGCCTTGTTCGCACGCAATGCATGCCTGCAAATGCTGTCCCACGAACTCGACGAGTGTTTTCTTGTCAACGGTAAGAGACTGTTTGATCCGCATCGCAAGGAGACAACTTGAAGCACCGAGTAATAACGTTCCGAGCGTTGGTCGAGCGCGAATACCTTGCCAAGGGCATCCCGAAGCTAGGCGCCTTCAGCATCATCTATCTCGCGACCCGCGTCTCGATAGGGTCGCAGCGCGCTGCCTACAATGGGACGCGCGTCCTGCCAGAGACGGCCAATCCACTCGCGGTCTGGGCCGCGGCCACCCATGGTGCAGAGCTCGACCGTGACGCCATGCTGAGGGCGCCGCAGAAATCCACTCCACCGAGCGAGCGCGCCTGCTCGGAAGATGTGCTCCGCCGGCTTTCCATCGTGAGCCTGGAGCACGTGCCAGCCAACGATGCCGAGCGGCGCTTTCACGTGGTTCTCGCGGGCGATTCTGGGGACGACCTGCACCATGTCGAAACAGCGCTGCGCAGCGCTCTCGCCGGAGGCCGGTAGTGCTGTCCTCACGTGACGCATGGATGCTCGAAAAGGCGCTGTCGATCGGCGTCTTCGAGAAAAGTACCATGGGCGGCATCCTCGACCATGCCGAGTTGTATTCCGAGCACGAGCCGCACTCGGGCATCGTGGACGCTCGCCCGACCGCGGAAGTCAGGCAGCAGGCCAAGTCGGAGCCGGACGGCGAGCTGCTCGCGCTGTACGGCACGGTGTCGCGCCGATTGCAGCGCGTGGCCGAGCAGGATGCCACGTGTGCGGCGGTACTCATCGCGTTTCACGGCGACTCGGGGTCCAAGCACGCGTGCGCGAAGCACGGGCTAGGGCGCATGGGCGCGCTGGTCCGATTCACGAACGCCGGCAGGGAGCTCGTCCGGCAGGGCGCGAAGAAGGCGCGAGCGGCCAAGTTGAAGCTCACGCCGGAACAGCGGGTCGATAGCGAACTCGAGCTCCAGCAGATTCAGCCCGTAGCGACGCGCGAAGTCCTGATCGGTCGCGCGCTCGCGGAGGCGCAGGCGCTCTATCGCGAGGCCTGCGAGCTGTGGAATGCAAACGCGCCAGAGAAGCGCACCAGCCACGATGAGCTCATCCAAAGCGGAGGACGTCGACGATGGAACGAATAGAAAAGGTCCGGACGTATGTGCTGCTCGTGGCCGCGGCGGCCGGCTCGGGGTCAGCCAAGGCCCGAGAGCTTGCAAAGCGAGTTGGGCAGGAGCTTGGCTACGGAGACCCGACCGCGGTCATGCCGGCTGCGGCGATTCACCCGGCGCTGCTCGAGATTGAACAGGCTCTGAACGGGGCACCCGTGGCGGAAGGCACAGGTGATACGTGGGGTTGAACGACCCTTGGAAGAAGGAGCCGCCCAGCACAGGCGGAATGTACTGGGCGCTCGATCACCGAGGAGGGTGCGGTCTTGAGCCGGTGATCACGGAGGTGTTCGGTTGGCACGACGGCACCCTGCGATGTTTTGTGTTCGGCGCAGTTGATTCCCCGCAGGAGCTTTCGCTGTTTCCCTACTGGGGACCGCGCATCGATCCACCGGCGGTGCTCGCTGAGACGGCAGGTGATACGTGGGGTTGAACGAGCGACTCCAAGCGCTCCTCATCGAGAAGGCAGAGTTCGATAAGGAGCGCGCTCGCTACGAGGCGGAGAAGGCGCGCTATGAAGCGGGGCTAGCCGAGCTCACGCTTGAATACTCGCGAAGGGTGTTCGCTGATCATCCGGGCGCCAATAGGCACTAGGGTACGGCATCGGCTGGGTTGGCCAGCCGCGGACGGAGGAGGTGTCATGGTAGACGTGTTCAAGCATCGGTGCGCGCACAACCGAATCCTCGGCCGGCTCGAGCAGTGCGAGATCTGCGTCGATGCGGAGCGCGAGCGTGCGATCGCGAAGGCTGGTCCGCCTGGCCTGATGGGCGGCTACCAGATCGGGCAAGACGAGTGGGACGTGGCGACCGGGCTCGGCAAGATTCGTCAAAGCTGCGGTCGCATAACGCCGATCATCGGCTTCCAAGGGTTCCCCGCGGACGGCATCGGTCCGCTTCTCGAGAAAACGGCGGAGCCTCTGACGGCAGACGATTTCAACGTGACGAGGTCGGAAGGTCAAAGGAACTTCTCGAGAAAGCCGATGCGCGAGGTGGAGTGGGAGATGGTCGATGGGCGGCTCGATGTGCGCTGGGGAGACGGCGTCGTGCTTGATGTCGGAGGGTACGACGGCGCACTCGACGTGAAGGTGACGCCGCGAGCGGGCGCCGCGCTCCAGGTGACGTACACGGGTCCGAGTCTTCCGCTGTGGTGAAGCTTCTCCCGCCATGGCCGCAGCCCATCGATGTCCCCGGGCCCTGCCGCGAGGCGATCAAGCGCGCCTACGTGACGCCGCGGCGTGCCTATCACAACTTCACCCACGTCTGGCACGTGTTGGACCACTACGCGAGCGTGGATGGCTGGGAAGATCCCGGGTCGGTTGCGCTCGCGGTGCTGTTCCACGACGCCGTCTACGAGGCCGGGCGAGCGGACAACGAGACGCGCAGCGCGGAGCTCGCGAGGCAGTTGCTTCAGGCGCACCCGCTGTACCTGCGCTCCTACGACATCGACCGGGTGACCGAGTTGATCATGCTGACTGCGCGCCACGGGACCCTGACGCCGGCAGACGTTGACCACGACGAGGCACACTTCCTCGACTGCGACATGGCCATCCTCGGCGCCGATCGGCCGCGCTTCGGATCGTACGAGTACACGATCCGGTTGGAGTACCTGCACGTGCCCGAGGAGGCCTATCGGGAGGGCCGGAGCGCCTTCCTGCGCCGCTTGCTCGCCCTGCCGAGCATCTTCCTGTCGGAGACGTTCAGGGAGCGTGGATTCGAGGCGCGCGCTCGGGACAACGTCGCGTGGGCACTGGAAACGGTCTGGCGGCGAGCGAGTCCTCACCGCGGTCGCGAACTCGGGTAGAATCGCCCCGCTGTGGAGGGTCTCGAATGTCGGTAGCCAAGGACGTCTGGGGCAAGCTTTGGGAGATGGCCGAGCTCGCCGAGCTGATCGGATGGAGCACGAAGAGGATGCGCCGGTACCTGATCGAGTGCGGCGCCGCCCAGAAGCGCGGGGGGCGCTGGATCGTCACGACCGCCAAGCTCGTCGCAGCCTTCCCGGAGGTGTGGGACGTCATGAGCGCGCGCCGAGCCGGCGAGGACGAAGCAGCGTAGCCACTGTCGGTTGCGCAGAGGCAGGGACCAGAGGCGAGACGCCCGCTGGATACCGCGCGATGGGACCCTTGCCACGACGACGCTGTCAAGGACCGAACCTCGTTGCCGACATGACAAATGAGCCCCGCGAGTTCGCACCTGCGTGCACGTACTTGGCGATTCGAAAAGCTTACCGGAAAAAGCAAAACCAGCTGTGGTTGCACTGTCTTATGGACCAGGTCGCGAGCCACTTACCCGGCCGGCGGAAGGTACCAAAGGGCCTCAAAGGACCCGATGTAGAGCCGGACCAAATTGCGTGGCGCGAGCGGGTGCTACGGTGGTGAGAGTGTCACCTCCACCGCCCTTCATGATCGACTTCGCGATCTCGTACGAGTGCGTCGGATGCGGACGAGCCCGGGAGTTCCCTGACGGCCGCCGCATTGTGCAGGGCGGTCGGAGCCTGGTCGCGAGTGATTCTGAGCGCTGCCCACAGTGCGGCGAGAGCCGGGTACGCGTTACGCCGCGGGTCAAGCAGAGCGAGTAGGCAGCATGGGCGGCAAGAAAGGGAAGCTGGCGGAGAAGCACGCGCTCTTCGTCGAGCGATACCTCGTCCACCTCAACGCCACCAAGGCCGCCGAGGAAGCCGGCTTCAGCAAGAAGACCGCTCGGGCCATCGGATCGAGGCTGTTGACAAGAGTAGACGTGGCCGAGGCCATTTCGGCAGCCAAAACGAGGCGTAGGGAGAAGTCGGAGATAACCGCCGACCAGGTGATAGCCGAACTGGCGCTGATCGCCCTCTCTGACCTTGGCGAGATGGTCAAGGTCAACGAGGACGGCACGGTTCAAGCCCTTCCGCTCGACCAGCTCCGCCCGGAGGCGCGGCGAGCGATCAGCGAGATCAGCCAGACCTCTACCGAGCGCTTCGATCCCGAGACCAAGGGCACCGTCGAGAAGGTGCGGCTCGGTCTGAAGCTCCACAGCAAGGTGAAGGCGCTCGAGTTGTTGATGAGCCACTTCGGCCTGAACGCTCCGCAGAAAGTGGACGTGTCGGGCACCCTGCAAGTGGCCACGGCTAAGGCGACGCTCGGAGCGAAGTTGGATGAGCTCAGCAAGCGCGTTGCAGTCACAGCTGAGCCTGGCGGAGAGGCTGGCTCAGAACCCAGCGCTACGAGCTGAATTCTTCGCGGGTCTCAGCGAGGAAGAGGCCTTCGCTCTCCAATACGACTGGAAGTTCTGGGGTCGCCCGAAGCAACAGGAGCCGTCTGGAGACTGGTGGTACTGGGTGATCCTCGCCGGCCGTGGTTTCGGCAAGAGCCGGACCGGCGGCCAATGGATCAATGCCCGCGTCGAGTCAGGCAACTGCGGCCGCATTGCCCTGGTCGGCGAGACAGTGGCAGACGTCCGCGACATCATGGTCGAAGGCCCGAGCGGCGTGCTGGCGTGCTCTCCTCCATGGAACAAGGCGAGGTACGCGCCCAGCAACCGGCGCGTCACTTGGGCGAACGGGGCCGTCGCGACGACGTACAGTGCTGAGACTCCCGACCAGCTCCGAGGGCCAGAACACGACTCGGCTTGGTGTGACGAATTAGCGAAATGGAAGCACCGCGACGCGTGGGACCAGTTGCTGTTCGGTATGCGCCGTCCGGGCGTAGTTCCACGCGTGTTGGTCACTACCACGCCGCGGCCAACGCCGATAATCAAAGAACTGGTCAAGGACCCGCTTACGAGGCTCACACGGGGAAGCACATACGAGAACCAGACGAACCTGTCCCCGGTCTTCCTGCAGAAGATCAAAGAGAAGTACGCGGGCACCAGACTGGGGCGCCAGGAACTCGACGCTGAGGTTCTCGACGACGCACCGGGAGCGCTCTGGAAGCGTGATGACATCGAGGCGGACCGTGTCCACGCCACCCCGGAAATGCGCCGAATCGTCGTGGCCATCGATCCGTCGGTTTCGGCCGAATCGTCCACGTCCGAAACGGGCATCGTCGCTGTTGGGTTAGGCAAGGACGGGCACGGCTACGTGCTCTCCGACGGCTCGATCGAGAGGCCGACGCCGGAGCAGTGGGCGAAGGGTGCCGTCGCGCTCTACAACACCCTGCACGCCGACAGGATCATCGGCGAGGTCAACAACGGCGGAGACCTCGTTCAGAGCAACGTCGACGCAGTCCAGAAGAATCTTCCCTTCAAGATGGTTCGAGCGAGTCGTGGAAAGCACGTGCGCGCAGAGCCGATCTCGAGCTTCTACGAGCAGCACCGGGTCCACCACGTGGGCATGTTCCCGTTGCTCGAGGACCAGATGTGCCAGTGGGAGCCGGGCGTCTCTACATGGAGCCCGAATCGCGTCGACGCGCTCGTGTGGGCGCTGACCGAGCTCATGCTCGGGCCAGAAATCGACACAGGCCACGCGGTGACCAAGGTCGCCACGGGCCGCGGGATGAGCAGAGGCTGGTGATCCATGGCGAAAGAAAGAGTCGCCGCGCGGGACACCAAGGTGCACTTCGCGCCCAGCGCGCGCATCTTCACGAACTGGACGCCTGAGCGCCTGCGCGCTGCGGAACTGACCGCCGAGAACGGCGACCTGTCACTCGCGGTCCAGGTCTGCGAATGGATGCTCACGGACGATCGCGTTTCGGGCGTGCTGGCCACGCGCGCAAATGCACTGCTCGGGCTCGAGCCGAGCTTCGAGCTCGGTGTCGGACGTCGGAAGCGCCAGGCCGCAAAGGCGCTCGAGGCGGACGAGGACTGGTTCGAGGCTTACCCCGAGAGCGAACTTCGGCAGATGCTCATCTGGGGGCTTCTCCTCGGTGTCTCACTCTCCAGGCACAACTGGACCGAGCGCGCGGACCATGGCGGCCGCATGCTGCCGATGCCGAGCTTCTGGCACCCGCAAACGCTGAAATGGAGCTGGCCGCTACGTCGCTGGACGGTGCGCGATTCGCTCTCCGCGGAGCTCATCGTCACGCCGGGGGACAGCGAGTGGATCTTGCACACGCCCTTCGGCAACCAGCGCCCATGGGCGCACGGCATGTGGCGGTCCCTGAGCCGCTGGGCGCTGCTCAAGCAGTTCGCAATGGGCGACTGGGCACGCCACTCTGGCAAGGGCGCAAAGACGATCGCAATGGCCCCGGAGGGCGCCACCGTCGAGCAGCGTCGCGAGCTCGCTGAGGACATTCAAAACTCCGGCACCGACCCCGTCATTGCGCTGCCCAACGGTTTCACCGTCGATCTTCTCGAGATCTCCGCCAACACCAAAGCCATCTACGAAGCTCAGATCGCAGCCGCCGACATGGCGTTCGCCGTTCGCGTGCGCGGTGGCAACCTCACCACCCAAGTCGACAAGGGCGGGTCGCGCGCAGCCACCGAGACCCAGGCAGAGTCCGGCGACGGCGCAAACATGCAGGCCGATGCCGCCGGGCTCGCCACGACGCTGAATCAGCAGTCGCTACCCTGGTGGGCTGAGTTCAACTTCGGCGACAAGCGACTCGCTCCATGGCCCGTGTGGCCGGTCGAGCCGGAAGAGGACAAGTCGCAGCGCGCGACGATGGTCAGCATGCTCGCTGACGGCCTCACCAAGATGAAGGCGCTCGGCTTCCAGATCGACGGGAAGAAGGTCGTCGACGAGTTCGGCGTCGACTTCCTCGGCGAACTCAAGGAAGCCCCACAGCCTGTCGCTGCGCCCGCCACGGGTGCCCCAGACAGCGCCGATGCGAGCGGCACAGACAAGACCCCTGACGCCGCCGTCAAGGGCCCGAAGGTCGACATCAAGGCGCGCGCCACGACTCCGGTCGCCAAGGCGGAGACGGGCCACCTGGACGGCCAGCTGTACGTCGATGACGTGATCGATGACGCCCGCGCGCGCGGCTCGAAGGAGCTTCGGGCGGGGCTGATCAAGCGCTTGCTCGATGCCGTGGGCAATGCCTCCGGCTACGAGGAGATTCGAGCGGTCGTGCTCGAGAAATACAAGGGCGCCGCTTCCCCAGAGCAGCTCCGCGAGCTCACGCGTTGCGCGCTCGTGATGAGCGATCTCGCGGGAACGCTGAGTGTCGTGCAGGACAGCTGATGCATGTGCGGGATTTTTGCCTTTGTGCCGATTGCGTGGCGCGCATCACCGTCCACGATGACGAGACGCGTGTCCGAGCGATCTTAGCGATCGCATGCGCTGGTCGTGCAAAGCACAGCGAGCAGATCGCGGTCGGCCTGCGCAAGCGCGCCAAGGTCGCGGCGTAGTCCGAACGCAAAGGAATAGCCATGGCCGCCCTACCCGCACACCTCCGCCACGCGCACCACGTCGGAAACCCCGACCCGGCATGCGAGGTCTGCGTGGAGAAGGCCAAGGAGCGCAACCGCCACATCCACCAAGTGGATGCTTCGGCGGAGCAGTTCACTGTTCGCGCGGTCGGCGGATTCGTGCAGACGAGCGGGCGGTTCGTGCGATGAGCCAGACCTCTACGGCGCGCTAGCCACGTGGCATGGTCAGTCACCGCCGAGGTTTCGAAGTTTTCCGAAGCCGTCGACTGGTTCCGCTCGAAGACTCCCGTCACGCAGGCGCAGCTCGACGAACTCGAGGACGTTGCGCGCACCCGCGCGTTCACGCTCTCCGGAGCGATGGAGATCGAAGCGGTACAGACCGTCTTCGATGAGCTCGCGAAGAGCTTGGAAGCCGGGACGCCGTTCGAAGACTTTCAGAAAGCGGTCAGCGAGAAGCTGGACCCGCAGGCTGGAGCGCCGGCCAACTACCTGAAGACCGTCTACGTCAACAACTGCCAGCAGGCCTACAACTCGGGCCGCTGGGTGCAGATGAATGACCCGGCGGTCAACGCGCTGAGACCGTTCAGACTTTTTGATGCGGTTTTAGACGACCACACATGCTTCGGCGCCGGAACGCCGGTGGCTATGGCTGATGGGGCGCGAAAGCCCATCGAGGCTATCCGACCTGGCGACATGATCCTTTCGTGCCGCGGGCGTGCTCGCGCAGTGGTTGCCACCATGGTCACGCCCAAGAGGGCATGGGGTGTTCTGCGGACTGCTTGCGGAAAGACGCTCAGGGTCACTCCAAACCATCCAATCCTGACGGCTCGCGGTTGGATTCCCGCTAAAATGCTGGTGCCTGGCGATGCCCTCGTTATCGAGACCGAAAGCTTGCCGAACCTGTGGAGCGACGTTCCGGTCGATTCACAACGCGGCGGGCTATTGCTCGCTGAAGTGCTCGCCATTTGGCCCTTTCCAAGCGAAGCAATCGCCGAAGCGCAAACGACAGCTGTTTCTTCAGTTCACTGGGAACTGACCGATGACTTCGAGCCCGCCTACGACCTACAGGTCGAAGAGGACCGTGGCTTCATCGCGAACGGCATCGTCGTGCATAACTCTGACGTCTGCAGGGCTTGCGACGGTGTCGTGCGCGCGTGGGACGACCCGTTTTGGGAGTCGCACACTCCCCAGCTGCATCACTTCTGCCGATCACAGCTCCGCTCCCTTCGCCCGAACGAGGCAGCGCGCCGTGGCCTGACAGAGCAGCTGCCTGGCTCGCAGCCATCCAACGGCTTCGGTCTGCCGCCGGACAAGCGCAACGACGGCGTGCTCCGGCCAAAGTCGGAGCGCTTCGACCCCGAAGTCTGGAAGGTCTTCGAGAGTCGCGAGTTTCAGGCGCACCTCGATCTCGAGCTCGAGAAAGAACGCGTCCGCGAAGAGCGCAAGAAGCGCGACGCGGACAATCAGAATTCATAGACCCGCGCCCATCCGCGCGATGAACCGTTCGCTGTGCTCCACGATGAGCGCTGGCGGCGGCGAGGTTTGTCCGCATGCCGGTACTCCAACTCTACGGCGACATCGGCGAGAACTGGTGGGATCCAGGGCCCGGCATCACAGGTAAGAGCGTTGCGGAGTGGCTCAAAGAGAACGCCGATGGCGCCTCGGAAATCACGGTCCGCATCAACAGCTACGGCGGGGTCGTGAGTGACGGAGTCACAATTTACAACCTGCTGTCACAGCACAAGGCAGCGGTGACCTGCATCATCGACGGCTTCGCGCTGTCCGCGGCGTCCGTGATCGCGATGGCAGGCGACGAGATCCAGATGCTGCCCGGCACGATGATGATGATTCATCCGGCATCAGGCGTGGCGATGGGTACTGCCGAGGACATGGAGATCACGGCCAAGGCCCTGCGCTCCATGAGCGACGCCAGCGCTCAGATCTACGCCGACCGCACGGGCAAGAGCAAAGACGAGTGCCTCGCGCTGATGGACGCCGAGACGTGGTTTCAGCCGAGCGAGGCGTTGGCCGCAGGCTTCTGCGACAAGGTGATCAGTGGCAAGCGCAAGACATCTGCGCCTGCTGACATGCGCTCCGCGCAGCGCTGGGTCCAGTCGTACAAGAAGGCGCCCGAGTCCATGCGCGCGACGCTCTCCGCGTTGGCCGGCCATGCGTCCTTCGGCGAAGTCAGTGCGCCGCCAAGGCAAGTCTCTTTGCCTTCCAACCAGTTTCGCGCGGTGACCTCACCGCTCGGTGAGCTCGCTCGCGGCGCAGCACGCGCACGCATCGGCGACCTGTAGTCCGCAATCCATACCGGGAGATCCCCTCATGAATGAGCTCGAGCAGTTGCTCGCGTTGCTTGGCGTGCAGACCTTCGCGCAAGCCGCGGCGTCCATTTCCGCTTTCTCCACCTTCCTCGATGCCGCGAAGCAGTCGACCGGCAAGGACAAGGCCGACGAGGCCCTGACCGAGCTTCAGGCGCGCGCGGCACGCGCCCCGTTCGCCATCTCGATCGAGAAGGCCACCGGCAAGTCTGGCGACGAAGCGGTCGGCCTCATCCACGCGGCGCTCGCGTCGCACGCCGAGCTTCCGAGGGCGCAGGCGCGCGTGGCGGAACTGGAGCAGCAGACGCAGGCGCACGCGCTCGACGCGCTCTTCGCGAAGGCGAAGGACGAGAAGCGCTGGACCAAGGCGATCGAAGACAGCGTCCGCGCTGCCTTCACCGCGAAGGAAGTCACGCTCAAGGGCGCCGAAGCGTGGCTCGCGAACCTGACGCCAGTGGCGGCGCTCAAGCAGCGCCAGGAAGCCGCGCCGAATCAGGCGGGACCGGCGTCCGCTCTCAAGTGGAACGAGAAGAGCTGGGACGAGCTCAAGCCTTCCGCGCGCGCCCAGTTGAAGCGCGAAAACCCTGACCTTTACGCGGCCATGAGGCCCGCGAACTGACCGGCTGAGAACGCTGGACACGGAGACCTACGACCATGGCCATTACGACCACCGCACAGAGAGATTTCGACGTTCAGGTCCTGACGGACACCGTGCGCGGCGTCTTTCAGCAGACCAACGCATTCATGGGCTCGCGCCTCGCCGCGAGCGGCGCCGTCGTCATCAACGGCCAGATGCCCAACTCTGGCCCGAACTGGATCGGCACTGAGATCACGGTGCCATTCTTCGGCACCATCGGCGATTTCGTGTCGAACCCGGACGGCAGCAGCATCACGCCCCAGACCCTGGCGCTCACCAACGAGAAGAGCCAGGTGTCGCGCGATTCGCTCGCCTTCGAGGTCTCGCACTGGGCGCAGAACAGCGGCCCCATGGACGCCGACCCCTACGAGGAGTCGTCGCGTCAGATCATGGTGTCCGCTGAGCGCGCGATGGACTCTCGGATCATCACGAAGGCGGCGGCGACGCCTCTCGTCTACGACATCTACAACTCGACGTCGCCGAGAAGCCTCGACTACGAGGTCATGGCAGACGCCACGGCCAAGTGGGGCGACGAGAACGACAACATCGTCGGGCTCGTGGCTCACTCGCGCACGGTGACCGACCTCCGCAAGCTGCGCACGCGCGACGGGCAGCCGCTTCTGGTCGAGAGCCAGCGGTTCGGCGACGTGCCGATGTTCATGGGCATCCCGGTGCTGCAGAGCGACCGCGCGCCCCTCACCGGGTCGACGATGGGCACGGTGACCAGCGCCGGAACCTCGCCGCCCGTGGCGACCATCACGGGCACCCCGAAGGGCGCCTACAACCTCAAGATCCGCTGCATCCTGGGCGGCGCGGCGCAGACCGCGACCATCCAGTTCTCGACCGACGGCGGGAACACCTGGAGCGCGACCCTGACCACGCTGGCGGCGGCGGCTCCTCTCGCGCTGATCGACACGGCGAAGGACTCGCTCGTCGGCGCCAACGGCCTGACGGGTCTCTCGGTGGCCTTCGCCTCCGGCACGTTCAACGCCGACAACACCTGGGTCAGCACCGCCAACATCAAGACGTCGACGCTGGTCGTGAAGCGCGGCGCCTTGGCGTTCTGGTACTCGCGCAACGGGCTCGCGATGGACACCATCAACAACCCGCTCGCGCACACCAACGTCGCGGCCATGCACCTCTACGCGGTGGCGCACATGTACCGCCGCGTCGCCGGTGGAACGCGCCCCGGCGTGCTCGCGATCAACCACAACGTCAGTTCTTTCCAGGGCTGAGCGCGGTGATCACCCCGATCCCTGACGAGACGGATCTGCGCACCAAGTCGCGCGACGACCTGGTGCGCATGATCCTCGAGATCTCCGTCGCGCGCGTGCATCTCGAGCAGCGCTGCGAGGCGCTGGAAGAGAGCGCGACGATGCCGGCGCCCGCCGGACCGGACGAGCGGGACGAGCGCATCGCTGCGCTCGAGACCGAGCTGGCCGATGCTCGCGCCGAACTCGCGAAGGTCGGCGATGCTGACGAGGCCTCGCAGTCCAAGACGGCGCGCAGCTCCCGCAAGTGAGCGAGATTCGCAATCTGCGGCGCTTTGCCCTGTTCCAGCGGCGGCTCGCCGAGGAACAGGAGCAAATCGCCCTGCGCGACGTCTGGGCCTTCAAGCAGGAAGAGATCGCCAGCACGACCCTTCCGGACGACTTCCCGGGCAAGGAGCGTCTGGCGACGTTCTTCTACTTCACGTTCGCTGATTTGGACGGCGCCGACGAGTGCGAGCTCACGGAGCTGGGCTTCGATAGCGGTCAGGCCAGGGAGATCTTGGCAGCCGCCGCTTCCTAGGAGATTTTCGCTATGGGCTACACCAAGAAATCCGGCCGCTATGCGGACACCACCGACGCCAACCTGAACCCGCTCTCGGGCGCCACGGTCACCGTCGACGGCTACAGCCAGGTCCTCGAGATGGGCGACCGCGCCACGGCACGCCTCAACCTGAAGACGACCGCCGTGACCGGCTCGGGCGCCGTTCTCGACGTCACTGTCCAGACCAGTAAGGACGGCGTCACCTGGTACACCTCGGGCACGTTCACGCAGGTGGCGAACACCGTGGACACAACGTGGGACCAGCGGAAGATCTTCACGATCGACCGGTTCGTGCGCGCTTTATTCGACGTGACCGGGACCACTCCCGTGATCACGGTGACGCTCCTCGGCGAGTGCTGCTGAGGCTCGGGCGCTCGCGATGGCGTACATCACGATCGACGAGTTGCAGCGCCTCGGTTGCAACCCGTCGGCGTTCGACGACCTCAGCGACGCCGACCTCACCATGGCCATCGCCGCGGCTTCCTCGGAAGCTGACACCTACCTGACGGCGGCATACGACAAGACGCCGCTCGAGCAGGTTCCGCTCGCGCTCAAGCTGCATGTGGCGCGCGCGACGGTCTACCACCTGATGACGATGCGCGGGTTCTCGCCGGATGGCGATGACCGGCTCATTCTCGAGAACTACGACCGCGCGCTTGCGTTCTACAAGGCCCTGCAGAAGAGCCAGCAGAACCTGCCCAACACCGAGACTACGCCGAAGCGCGGCGAGTCCGTGGTGGTCTCAAGCGCCATTCGGCGCGGCTGGTAGCGCTCACCGCGGAGGGTTTCATGGCCGACCGCGACATGCGCAAGCTGGAGGCACTCGAGCGCGTGCTAGCCAACCCCGATGGCATCCGAGAGGCCCTCTCTGGCGCGATCGCCGAGGAGTGTCTCGGGCTGATTGCAGAGGGCTTCCGGAGAGAGACCGACCCGTACGGTCGTCGATGGAAGCCCAAACAGAAACCCGATGGGCGCAAAACGCTCTCGGGCCCGACGTCGCGACTCAAGAATGGTTGGCACATCAAGCGCCAGGCCGCTGACCAGATCGTCATTGCGCCGAGCGTCGACTACGCGGCCGCGCATCAGGACCCGCTGCCGCGCGCGCGTGCATCGAGCTCCGAGACGCTTCGACGTCGCGCACGCGGCATTGATACCGGGCGCGCAACAAGCTTTGCGGGCGCCGACTTCAACGGCCCGATGCAGCTCAAGAGGCCGCGCCGAATGATGGTCCCTGACGAGGTCATGGGCCTGCCGCCGAAGTGGGAACGCGCGCTGAACGAGGCCGCGACCGATGCTCTTGCGCAGATCTTGGGAGGCGACGGGCGCCGCGTCTCTGGGCTGCGTAAGCGACTCCGAATCGATGCCCTCGTGGGCTTCAAGGTTGGCTGACCATGGGCTACCAAAGCAACGGCGCGATCATTGACCAAGCCCAGGCTGCCACGTTCACGACGCTCGCGTGGGACGCGGCCGAGTTCACCGGGTTCTCGATCCACGCCGTGTACGGCGCGATCACCGGCACGCTGATTCTGCAGGCGAACAACGACCCCGCCTTTTGGCCCAACGACTGGGTGACGTCAGCGGCGGCGAGTTTTGCGGCGATCGCGGGAGCCGGCCGACAGTTCCTCGAGGTCACCGGGGCGCACGCCAGGCACTACCGCCTCGTCTACACGCATTCGTCCGGCACCGGCTCGCTGCGGGTGGTGTTCTACAGCAAGAACGGCTGACGCGCCGTGGCCTCGACATTTCAGCAGCTCGTCGACGGTCTTCGCGAGTACATCGACGAGCCGAGACTGACCTTCGACGTCGGTGAGCGCGCGCGGTCCAAGAACGACAGTCCGCCACGCGTCGTCTGGGTCGCGACCGGCGGCCAGATCTTGCCGGCGACGCTCAACGGCCGCATGCAACTCTCGATCGATGGCGTTCCCGTGGCGTGCTTCCCGGCCTACGACGACGTCATCACCGTCGAGGCGCACATCTGGGCGGAGAGCGCCGAGCGGTTTGAGCGCATTCAGCAGAAGCTTCTGAGCGGATGCCGGATGCTCTTCGGCACAGCGTCTCAGCCCGGCGCGTACGTGATCGACACCGAGTCCGGGCGCTCCGGCAACGTGCACGGCGACTTCACCAAGGGCGTGCAGCTCTTCACGTGGCGGACGACCGTTGCGCACACGCGTCGCCAGCAGATCGGCGCCGCGGAGACGCGCGAAGTCGGGCCCAAGATGCCCGCTCAGCAACTCGTGACGATTCTCGGTCAGGCGTGCGTCTGCTCGATTGACGTGAACCTCTGACCTTCCACGGAGCTCCTCCACCATGGCGATCCAGCACAATCTGGTGATCCGCCAGGGCGAGGACTTTTCGCGCTCCTTTGTGGCGCGGCGCAACGGGGCGCTGATCGACATCACCGGCTACACGATCCAGTCAGACATCCGCAAGAGCGTCGACGCGGCGGACCCGACCGAACGCTTCGACGGCTCCATCGTGGATGGACCAGCCGGCCTCTTCTACCTCTCGATGCCCGGCGCGCGCACAGCGCAGATTCCCGCCGGCAAGACCCGGTACTCCCGGCGCTCCAGGTACGAGTACGACGTCAAGCTCACGAGCCCGTCAGGCGCTCTCTTCGTGCCCGTCGAAGGGCTGGTCGAAGTCGACCCGTCCGCGACCCGTCCGGATGGTGTCCTTGTGCCGGGCGATCCGGTACCGCCAGGAGTGGTGACGCTCGCGCAGTTCGCCGCCTACCAGGCTCAGATCAACGCATCCCTCTCGAACCTCAGCGCTGGGACGATCACAAAGCTCTCGGGCGCCGCCATCGGCGGTGGAAGAGTCGTCCGATACGTCGATGGTGAACACGTCGCGATCGCAAGCGCAGACAGCCTGGGCGATCTCGAGTGGATGGCCGGAGTCACGCTCAACGCGGTGAGCGCGGCGGAGCAGGAAATACAGCTTCGTCGGCTCGGCGAGATCGCCGACAGCGGTTGGACGTGGACGCCTGGCGCTCCGATTTACCTCAGCACCAACGGTGTGCTCACGCAGACGTACAGCTCGAGTTGGGCATTCGTGCTCGTGGTGGGGACCGCACTCTCACCGACCAGCATCGTCGTCGATTTTAGGTTCCCGATCATTCAGGGGTAGGCACGCATGGCCAAGTTCTTGATCAACAGCTCCGGCGCGCTTGCCGAGCAGAGCACCGTCTCAACGTCCGCTGGGGCTGGCGACTCCGGGAAGATCCCCGCCTTGAACGGCTCGGGCATTCTCGACACCACGATCGTGAACAGCAAGACGAGCTCGGCGGGAGCGGGAGACTCCGGCAAGATCGTCGCCCTCGACTCCTCGGGGCGCATCGACAACACGATGATGCCCGTCGGAATCGGCGCCGACACCGCGACGATCACCGCGAGCGAGGCCCTTGCCGCTGGCGACTACGTCAACGTGTGGAACAGCACGGGCGCGAAGGTGCGCAAGGCGGACGCTACGACCGCCGGCAAGCACGCAATGGGTTTCGTGCTCGCGGCTGTCTCGAGCTCGGCAAGCGCCACGGTCTATTTCGAGGGCACGAACACGCAGGTCTCGGGCATGACGCCTGGCGAGGTGTTCCTCTCGACGACCGCCGGCACGGGCACGGGCACGGCTCCCTCGGGTTCGGGGAACATCGTGCAGAGCATCGGCTTTGCCGTGAGCGCCACTGCCGTCAACTTTCAGTTCTCTCGTCCCATCACGCTCGTCTGACGCGTGCCGAAGCTACTGCAGAACAGTTCGGGGGCGATCGCGGAAGCGAGCTACCCGAGCAGTGCCGCGATTGCCGAAGGCGACACGACGCCCAATCCAGGCATCACGGGCGAGATCCGCTGGTCCACCACGACCAGCACGCTCATGCAGTGGGACGGCTCGCAGTGGGTTTCCACCGGCCTCCGTGGCCAGAATCTGCAGCGCATCCTCCTCGGCAGCGACGTCAGCAACAGCACGACATCTCTGGCCGACGCAACCGGGCTCAGCTTCTCGGTCAAGAACGGCGTCTCGTATCGCTTCCGGTTCTGGGTCGTATTCCAGACCGCGGCAACGACAACCGGCTGCTCACTCTCGGTCAACGCGCCATCGACATCGCTGCTCGCGTATCGCGTCGAGATCCCAACGTCCGCCTCCGCCTCGGTGCTTGGCTTCAAGCGGGCCGTCAACACAGCAACGACCGGTACCGACGTCGACAGCGCAACGTCCAATCTACTCGCGTTCATCGAAGGAGTGCTGGTGCCGTCGGCCGACGGCACGCTCATCGTGCGCTTCGCCTCTGAAGTAGCCGCGAGCAACTGCACGATCAAGGCCGGCTCGAACGGCGATCTGATCGCGCTGTCGAACAGTTCGCCATCGCCCTTCGAGAACACCACGATCGGCATCGACACCGTCTCCGGCACGACCTACACGGCGGTGCAGGGAGATCAGGGACGAATCAAGGCGTGCACGAACTCCTCGGCCGTCGCGCTCACGATCCCGCCTAACTCGAGCGTGCCGTATTCGATCGGCGCTTCCATCTCCGTTGTGCAAGACGGCACCGGTCAGGTCACGCTTGTCGCTGGCGCGGGCGTCACGCTGAGCAACGCGCTCACGCTCAAGACGCGCGCGCAGTACAGCATGCTCACGGCGACCAAGAAGGCCACCGACACCTGGTGGGTGACGGGCGACATGGCGACGAGCTGATGCGACCCACTCAGGCAGCGCTGATCAACGCCTCGCGCCCTGCCACGCTCGTTCCGACGCTCGGCATCGTCCGGCTCTCGTCCCTCACGCAGGTTGCGGAATCTGGAGACGGCACCGCCGGCTGGGTCTACACGCGCACCGGCACGGGCGACTTCACGACGTCCTACGCGAGCGGCGCAGACAAGACATTCGCGTCCTCTGCGAACGGGTACGTCATCATGGTCTACGCGACAGGCGTGCCGAATGGCGGGCTCGACACCGTCAGCACCGCCAACAACTGCGGCAGTTGGCAGTTTGGCTTCTACTCCAGCGGCATCGGCAATCCCTACCTCTACGTGCAATCGGGAAGCTTCAACAACACCACGAACGGCGCGTCAGTGAATGCCGCAGCGGGTGACTGGCTGAAGTTCGAGCGCTCCGGAACCACGGTCTACGTCAGCGTCTCCAAGAACAGCGGCAATGCCTGGACGCTGATCCACACGTTCACCGGCTTCAGCACGGCGCAGTTGTGGCCGAAGCTCAACTTCAACGCCGCCGCTTCGATCGGACCGATCTATCAGCAGGGGCTCACGTGATCTATGGCCAATGGACTGTATGCGAGCGCCGTCGAGGGCCTGCTTGGCGGGGCGATTGACGTAGTCTCGAGCGAAGTCCGTGTGCTCGTCGTCGACCGCAGCGCATACGCGGCAGACCTGGCCAACCATCGCTTCCTTACGTCGGTGCCGAACGCGGCGCGCCTCGGACTCTCTGGACCGCTGAGCGGAAAGATTCTAGCGGGGCCCGTCTTCGACGCGGCCGACGTCCAGATCACGGATATCGCCACGGCAACGAACCGGGCGCTCGTGCTTTACGTGAACACCGGATCTGACGCGACGTCACGGCTGGTTGCGTACTGCGACACGGGGCTTGCCGGCATGACGAGCACGCCGGTGGTCCGGCTAAAATGGAGTGTCGACGGCATCCTGAATATCAGCGCCGTTTTCGCCCGCGCCATCACCGCGTCGTCACTCCAAGCACACGCAGCGTTCGGCGCGGCATCGGTCGCAGTCCAGGGCACGATCACGGCGCCTTCGCTCTTGGCCAAGGCAGGGTTTGGCATCGCTCAGGTAGGGCAGCCATTGGCTACCCTGACCCAGCCATCGCTGGGCATCAACATCGGCGGCGTCACCTACTTCGACGACCAGATCGTCTTCCTCGACCTGATCAAGCAGAGTCCTGACTGGGGCCTGAACGACGGCGGGACCTTGCCGCCTCTCGACGGAAACGGATGGCCGACATCGCTCCCTGGAGGCAGCGCAGGCGTCAGCTTCCGAGTGCCCACCGGCGGCGGTCCTTACGTCTTGCTGTTCGACGGCACGGGCACGGTCCAGTTTGAGAGCGGCACCATCACGAGCACCGTAGCCGGCCGCATCGCGGTGACGCTCTCGGGCGGGTCGAACTCGATGGTCGTCACCTCTACCGGCGCGGGCGGCAACTACATGCGCAACATGCGCCTCGTGCCCGTCGCGCATGAGTCCGATTACGCGACCGTGGTGTTCAACGCAAAGTTCCTCGAGCGCATCTCGATGTTCGGGTGCCTGCGCTTCTTGGACTTCCTCGCAATCAACGGGTCTCCGCTCACGACTTGGGCGAGTCGTCCCCAGCCGAACTACTTCTCACAGATGCAGCCGGGCGGCACGAGCATCGAATACGCGATCGCCGCATGCAACGCGATCGACGCGGACTTCTGGTTCAACCTGCCGCACCTCTGCACGGACGACTACATCGTCGGCGCCGCCAACCTGATCGCCGCGCAGCTCAAGCCCGGCCTTCGGCTGTATCTCGAGTACTCGAACGAGGTCTGGAACTTCCCTCACGGCGACCAGATCCAACAGCTCGGCGTGCAGTACGGCATCGCGAACGGCATCGCGAGCCAATACCCAGACGAGTGGGACACGCGCCTTCGATACCAGGGCCTTCGTTCAAAGCAGATCTTCGACGTGTTCCGCAGCGTGCTCGGCACAAGTCGAGTGGTCGGTGTGCTTGCCGGGCAGATGTGGGACCTCCGCATTACGATTCTGGCCGATCACTTGATCGACGGCGTACCGGCTTATCAGTACTGCGATGCGATCAGCGTCGCGCCGTACATCGGCGGCTTCTACCCATTCAGCGGCCCCGCCGATGGCGCGACGGCTACCGGGCCACGCCCGGGAACGCACGCGGCTCTATTCTCTCCGTACACGAGTGCGTACGCGGCGATGACGGCCGCTACCGTCCCTCAGGTCGTCGCCTACGTTGCTGGCGACATCCCGATTCAAGAGGGTATCCTCGCAGCGATTCGAGATATCGCGCGCGCGCGCGGCAAGCCTCTCGTGTGTTACGAGGGCGGTCAGCACCTCGCGAGCGATGGCGAGCAACACACGGACACAGACCTCCAGAACAAGCTGAACGATGCCGAGCGGCATCCGGACATGCAGGCTTGCTACACCGCCTACCTGACGATGATCAGGCAGTACGTCCAGCAGATCTGCATCTTCAAGCTCTGCGAGGGCTTCAGCATCTGGGGGCGCTTCGGCCATCTCGAGACCATCGACCAGAATCCGGACCCACCACGCTGGGTCGCTATGCACGACTGGATGATCGCCAACCCGCGCTGGTGGCAAACGAACGCAACGGGCGAGATCATCGCAACAAGCCTGCCTGCCCTGGCTCACTTCGGCACGGCCTCCATAGGCTCGCCGGGCTTCGTTTCGCCGGCCTCCTTCATCGCGCACACGGGGTTCGGAAACGCGTACGTGAATGACGGCACAGCCTCACTCAGCAGCAACATGGCGCCATCGTGCACGCCGGTCGCGAGCTACTCGGGAGATATTTCGTACCTGACACGTCTCAACGACCTGGATTACCAGGGCGGAACAGCGTTCGGCTACAACCCATTCGACACGTTCCAGGGAGGCGTACCGCACGCGTCCGATTGGTTTGGCGTCTATGCGACGAGCGCTCAGATCTGGGCACGCGTCGAGTTCCAGAGCGGCGGCGACTGGTACACCGCGGGCGGCTACTTCACTTCGGGAATCACCGTGGAGACGTCGAGCGACGGGTTGAGCTGGTCCGCAGCCGCGAACCTGGTGATCTCCGCCATCGATGTGCCCGGTGGAACGGTCGTAGCAGGCACCTATCCCTACGACGCTACGGCGAACGGCTTCAAGAACTACCGGCTCGACTTCACGCCGACGGCTGCGCGCACGTACATCCGAGTGCGCGGCAACACCGCCAACACCGAAGGCTTCGTCGCTTGCAACGAGATCTTCGTCTACGCGCTCGTGTAGCCGCGTAGCGCCACTTCACTCCTCGGCGCCATAGCGCGCTGACAGTTCCAGCGCAGCGCTGATCGAAGCGTCGAGCGGACCGATTGGTCTGCCGGCTGCGAGCGCTGCGTTCCGCATTTCTGCGCACCTCCACGCGTGCGCGAGAGGGACCAAGCACATGGCAAACGGCATCTACGCAAAGGCGTTCGAGGCGTTTCTGAGCGCCGGCATCAATCTCGTGAGTGACGACATTCGCGTCATGGCGGTGGACAGCGCGTCCTACACGCCGAACCTCACCAGCCATCAGTTCAAGAGCAGCGTGCCGGGCGGCGCGATCATCGCCACGAGCGGCGCGCTCACCACTAAGAGCGTGACGGCAGGCGTGTTCGATGCCGACGACGTGACGCTCACGAGCGTCACGGGCGCTCAGTTCGAGTATCTGATCTTCTTCAAGTACACGGGCTCCGATGCGACGGCAGCGCTCATCTACTGCATGGACACGGCGACTGGCCTTCCGGCAAC